AACAAAATAAATACAGAGATGACTTGAAATGTCCTTACTGTGGACAGATGGTATACGATAATCGTAACAGCAAAAAGTCAGATAAAAGTCCAGACTTTACATGTTCTACAAATGACCCTGCTATATGCGGTGGACATAGTGGTAAGTGGCGTAAGTCTTGGTGGTTAGATAACAGTGACATTCCAGAAGAATGGGGTATTAACTAATGATACCTGAATACTTTCGTGGTACTAAAGTACCTGCATATATTAAATCCAAAACACAATTGATTGCTTGGGCATTCACTGAGTTTATGGATGATGAACCAATTAGTAATTGGGAGTTTGTGGTTGACTTATATTGCCACAGGTTTGGTGGAATAATACATAATCTTAGGCAGGAAGGTTATGAAATTACTACTTTACCTAGTAAAAAGAGAGGGTTAGTACATTACTATTGTACAAAATTACCTACTAAGAAAGCTGCTACCATTAGCTAATGATAGAAGTATTTGTGGGGTGTTTGTTTCCGATTTTACTTACACCTCACAACTTGCCAGATTATTTAGAGTGTACTGACGTGCTACCTAAAGTAGAAAGTGTGTTAGTTCATTATGAGGTAGTAAAAGAACACTTTAAAGAGGACGACATCTTACGTGCATTAGGTGTTATATACTGCGAAAGCTCAGGTAAAGCTGAAGCAATCGGAGTTAATACTAACGGTACAAAAGATGTCGGACTCTGGCAATTTAATGATGATACTTGGTTATGGTTAAAACCTAAACTAGGTATAATAAGTAAAAGAACTAACGTAGAAGTATCAACAGCAGTGGCTTCTTGGTTAGTTTACAATGACGGATGGCATCATTGGAACAGTAGTAAACACTGCTGGAGAGGAACTGATAATGAATTGTTGTGGCTCACAACTAACAGTATGTCCAGTAACTGACGTAGCATATTGTGATTATTGTACAAAGAATTGGGGTCATGTAGATGACTTACTATAGCAACGATAAAGAATTCTATAGTTTTCGTATAGATATAAACGATATACGTAACGTTACTTGTGACCTTTGTAATAATGCATTTATGACGACACTACATATGATTACATATTGTGATAGTTGCATTGAAGAATTAGAAAGAAACACACCAGATGAGTAAACAAAAAATTGATATAGATAAAATAAATATATTTACAAATCCAAAGTTTATGAAAGTATGGGCAAAACAGTTTGACCAAGCTTGTGGCAACGATACTTTTAACGTAGCACCTAATATGATTAAGCTACGTTTTCTTATGGATAAATTTGTAACAGATTACAACTGGCATTTAGCACAGTTAGAGGAGGAATAATGGTATATAATACCGAGTTTAAAACTTTAGTAACATCTAAAGAAAAATATCATATTACACCAAATAAATCTAAAGAATCATTTAATAAATGGAATAAAGAGAAAGAAGAACTAGCAAGTCAAGCTACTAAATTTGGTGGTCGTAGATTATTAGGAGTAACAGACAATAACATACCTATATATGCATCATATGAGATAGACAAAGAAACTTTAACATTAACATTAAAGCTATCACATAGCATAGACACTATACGTAATTCTAAATACTGTCCTAGACGTATTACTTTAGGTACTAACGAACCACTTAGTAACTTAGACTTTGCAATGCGTGAAGCTAGTAAGTTAGACCATGGTGCTGTTACAGACAATACTATACGATACTTAGAGAAGTTAATGACAATGGTAGAATCAGGCAGCATTGGTAAAGTTAATGGACAATGCAGTAGTCAATTGTTTATGTACGTATCTAACTTTTTATATGAAGGTTCAACAGAGCAAGGTAAGTTCAGATGGCATGATGTAATGAAGACCTGGAACTTTCCAAGTGGTGCTTACTTTACAGTATATGGATAGTCTATCACCTTTACGTGCAGAAGCTATGGAGCGAGCAGGAGGGAGATGCGAGTGGGCTTACTGCAATGATAATAAATGGCTAGAGTTAGCACACATACAGGGTATTGGTATGGGTGGCAACAAGAAAAGAAAGTATGATATAAATAATGTTGCCATACTATGTAAGTGGCATCATGATATATATGATGGTAGGCAATCTAGTGGACATAAAAAAGCTATCAGAGATTTATTAAAAGGTTTTTTAAAAAGAGAATCCGAACTAAACTAATGACGCTACTTAGAAAATTCTCCACCACCGCCACCACTACCATATTTAGTAATAGCTAATCCAACTGCACCACGTGTAGCTAATGATGTTGATGTAGAACCTTTAATGACTTTACCATTTACCCATAAAGGTTTGTAATTGTTTATTGTTTTTAATATTTTAGGTGCAGTATTTGTACCTGGATTACTATAAATTCTATTAGATAATCCTGGTGCTACTTTGGATATTGAACTTCTCCAACTATTAGAAAAATTTCCTGTATTGTAGTATGTACCTGTAGTTTCTGGTGGTTTGACACCTGTTTTACCTAAACCACTAATACGTTTTAATAATATTTGTGAAGGAGATGGTGGTCCTTGTACTGGTGGTGTTTCCCATGGAAATTGTACAGGCATTAGTTACCTAATTTATTTTTTTTAGCTTTACTATATATTGAACGATAATCAGCAGGAGAAGGTTGTACTTTTTGACCAGTAACTTTACCTTTCATAAGATTGCTATATTGTTTATCAAATTGTGATTCTACTTTACGATAACCTGCAGCTTTTTCTCTAGCCCATTTCTCATCACCAAATATATCTATATAACTACTGTTAGCTATATTTTTAGCATAACCTTCATATTGAATAGCACTAGCTTCAGCTTTTTTAGTAAGATATTTAGCTTGATTTTGTCTACGTTTTAATTCTTGTTGACCAAGTCCAGCATAACCTTGACCTGTAGCTCTGAGTGTAGCTATATTTTCTAAATATTGTTTTTTACTTTTAGCCACTATGGATTTAACTTTGTACCTATATTCTTAACATTTCTATCTTCCCAAGCTTTTATAGCTGGGTTATCCATTTTAAATTTGTTAGGATTAGGTATATCAATACCAGTAGTAATCTTTAAAACACCTTTAGCAAATGATGTTATAGGATTATCAGCACCACCTGGTAACCAACCTTTATTATATTTTTTATCCCAATCATAATAGGTCATACGTTTTGTTTTACCTTTTCCACCACCTTCAATTCTTGGTACATTAGGCATATTATTTACTCACTTTCTTATCTACTACTGCTAATTGTTTTTTAGCAAATTCTTTTATTACTACTAACGAAGCAGATGCACCTGATATTGCAGCAAGTTGTACTGCATTAGCATCTACACCTACTAATGGAGCAACTGTTAACGCACCAAGAAATGCTTGAACAAATGTCCATAATGTTTTTTCTAATACTAATTTATATTCGTTACTCATATTTTTATTATAATCCTTTTAATATAGCTTTCAACATTCTTTGAAATCCTTTCTTAGCATTAGCATCTTGTAAATCTAATTGCTTTAAAGCATCTCTTGTACGTTGAGTAGCGTATTTAACTTTAGCTGTAGCATCCATATCAACATCAGCTAATGCATCTAAGGCATCTTGATACGCTGGTATTCTTTGTATTTGACTGTCAGTTAATCCTGCAATATTAATGTCAGGACCTTCATAACTTACATTAGAAGGTGCTACATCAGCTGCACGTTTAACTTGTGGTACTCCTCCAGTAGTAGGTTTTACTTTACTAGTTGATTTACCAACAACTTGTTTAAGTGCAGACGCTGTTGTATCTGTAGCTGCACTAGGTTTAATATATCTACCTATATCGTCAGGGTTAAATGAACCTGTATTAAAGTCAGACTTCATTGTATCCCATGCTATGTCCATTGGATTAACTTGACCAGATGTAACTAATGTACGTAAAGTCTTTTGTTTACTTTCATATGCAGCTACATCAGAGTTTTTAAACCAGGTACTTTCTTTTGGATTCCAACCAGATATTTGTGCAAGTACTGCATTACGTTTTTGTGCTTGCTTAACAGTTTCACCTGGTAATGTTGTTGTTCTATTAAGTACGCTATAACCTTCAGGTTCTATTCCAGTAGTAGGAACATCTACAGTTTGTGATGCACTTGATTGGTCAGCTAAACCGCCTAAGTCATACCCAACACCACGAGCTTCTTTATCTATATTTATTCTATAATTAAAGTTTTTAGGTTTTTCACCAAATTGAGTAACTTGATAATCATTTGTTTGTCCTGTAAAAGATGCTGGCATATTTATAGACTTTGCTCCAGCTAAATCTTCTATTAAGTTTTTAATAGTAGCTTTAGTATTAAAACCTTTTACTTTAGATAAATTCCAACCTACATCATCAGAGCCTAGCAATATAGAATCTACATCATTAATTGCTTTTTTCTTTCCTAGTATTTCAGCTGCACCTTTAGTTTCACCAAGTTTTATATAATCTTGTGTATAAGTAGTTACTAACTTTTTAAAACTAGCATTCTTTAATATTTTATCTTGTACTGTTTTAGATTGTAATTTAAACTCTTTACCTTTATATGCAGATAAAGCTGTACTTGGTTTTTCTGGATTAAATGTTGTTCTATTTA